CCCATATCCGAAGCCGGGACATCGGACCTGAGTCGAAGGGTGATACGCCTGTTGAGCTCGCCGGCATGCGGTTCACGAAGCTGGTTTGCGCCACGAGCCATTAGATCCCCCACCCTATTCGATACGGCGTCAGCATTGACCGCGAACCGGCAGGCATGCTGCTGAACTCGTCCCCCACCAACTCGTCTTCGCGGTTACTGTAAAGGTTTCCCAGAATCAGCAAGCACGCTGCTCGAATGGAAGGATTGATCAAGATCGGCTTCAAACCGGCAGATCCGTTGAGGATCGCGGCATCCAATGCAGCCGCATTTGCATAGAACCGGCGATTGAGAAATTGCGCTGCGCTGTCTTCCGCCGCGGCCAGCATTTGCTCCACGTCAGCCCGATCCTCATCCTCAGCCCTGAGGTGTCGTAATGCCTCATCTGTAGGGATCACGTTCATGTCAGGCCTTCGGGTCTTCGTCGGACGCCAGGTCCTTGGCGATCAGCAGGCTTGCCTCGTGTTTAGGCGACTTGTAGCTCGTCCCACCAGCACGCCGGATTTCCTTCCCATCCAGGTAGCTGCGCAATGGATAGAGCGTGACAAATGAATCTGCCGAAGACTCAGCGTCAGCGTCAGCGTCAGCGTCAGCGTCAGCGTCAGCGTCAGCGTCAGCGTCAGCGTCAGCGTCAGCGTTCAGTATTTGTTTGCCCCCCTCCAGCGCGTCAGTTCCGACATCCAACTCAGCAACCGACTGGTCCAAATTGACTGTCTGAACGGTTTCATCCTGATCGGAAACAAAATCGCCAGTCGCTTTTACCTTGGTACGACTCATGGGGTTATCTCCCAGGATTAGAGTTCCATCCATGGATGGAACTCTGTTGAGGTGGGGTTAAGCAGGCGTCAGATCGCCGGTCACGAACGCTTCAGGGCGATACACAGCGAAGGCCAAGCGCTCTTCGGCACGGATGGTCACCATGTTGTTCTCGAAGTCCTTGTCGTTCTCGGTGGAGACCAACACCTCGATTCCCATGCGATCCAGGATCTGCGCAGCCAGGCTGAAAGCACCGACCAAAAATTGGTCCTGGACGATGGCCTGGGTTTCCACCACTGGCAGATTCCACAGGCGTGGAGCCGTACCTTCCTGCGGTTTACCGATGATGTAGCGGCCTTCGCTATCTTTCAGCAGCTCAATGGCCGCCCAGTCGATCGGATTGAGCACCACACCAGTCGAAGGAAATTCTGCGAGAGTCGCTTGCAAGAGCGCCAAGCGAATGCGGTCGATCCGTTGCACAGCCTGGACGGCAACGCCGGCAGGAGCTGCGTAAACCTGCGCCTGTGGGATGATCCCGTGCAGGTTGTTGCCGGTGCCATTGCCGTACAGCAACTGAGCTTCTTCAGCCAGAAGCAGGCCGTAACGCGCACGTGCGTCAATGAAACTCTGCAGCGCCGCCGCGTCATCGAGGATCTGGCGACTGCCTTTGAACAGGTGCGCAATCGTCCGTACGTTGGCATTTTCCAGTTCGAAATTGAGATCGCTGTAGGGTTTGGCCATCCCCTCACCGACGACTGCAGCGTTGTTGGTAAAGCCCGTTTCCCGCACGTACTCGTACGCATTGCTGTTGGTCGTACCCGGGGCGACCAAATCGCGGATAGTCAGACGACGTTGCGGTGCGAGAATAACGCCGCCCCGTTCCGGCGCCACCAACGCGCCGCCCGAATTGGGCGCAGAGGTAATGGCGGCGCGCGGCACTTCAACCCGGCGAGAACCGCGGAAGGAACTTGTGAGCCCTTCTTCACCGATCTGGGCCGCCACCAGTTGACCGGCCGATTGCTGAATTTCCGGCTCATGCTGTTTGCCAGCATTGACCAGCTTCTGCTCAGCCTCCTGCATCCGGGCCTGGAGTTCGCCCTGCTTGAGCAGCAATTCGTCCACCTTGCCACGGGTTTCCGCCTGCATCTCACCGGTGGCTTTGATTTCCTTTTCGGTGCGCTCGGCATAGGTTTTGATCTGATCGCCTACGGCTTTCAGGTCCGCTTGGGTTTGCTTCTGCGAAGCTTCGATTTGGGAAAGATCGACTGGCATGTTTTGGTCCTTTCAGAAATGAAAAAACCGCCACGCGGGCGGTTGTTAATCGGTTGCGAAACCAGACGCTAGAGGGCCGGAAGCAGGCTCCGGAGCGCCGACGCCTGATGTGCGGTTTCTTCAAACGCGGATACATCAAGGGCAGCGCGAGGCGTACCCGGCACGACAGCGCAGGGCTTGTCGCTACCGGCAGCGCTAGGCGTACCGGTCTTGATTTCGGAAAGCAGTTTGCGTCTTTCGGTGCGAGGCATCCCGGACTTGGCGAGGGCGGCGTCCAAGCGGCGCGCGGCGTGCGCCTGACTTTGCTCCTGGTCGGAGGCTTCCTTCACTTCATCGGCGGAAATGAGGCCGGTGGCGAAGCCCTTTTCTATGGCAGTGGTACCGCCCATATAGGTCTCCGCGTCCAGCATCGATTCGACGGTCTTCTCGTCTTGACCGCTGGTGTCTGCATAGAGGCCGATCATCGCGCGGTCGAACTCCTCCATGGTATCTGCCAGCTCACGGATCGCGTGCCGATTCCCGGCAAAGTAGGTCCAGCAGTTGTGGATCATCAAAAAGGCGGTTTTGGCCACCTCGCGCTTTTCGCCGGCCATGGCGATGACGGATGCCGCCGAAGCTGCCAGGCCCAACACTTTGGTCGTGACCTGCTGGGAATGCTCGCGCAGCCGGTTGTAGATCGCGATGCCTTCAAACATGTCGCCGCCGGGTGAGTTGATGTACACAGTGACGGGCTTGTCGCCAATGGCTCGCAACGCCGCGTCAACCCGCTTCACTGTGACGCCCTCTCCCCACCAATCCTCGCCTATGATCCCGTACATGGTGATGGTGTCGGTCCCAGTTTCCGTGGCAGCACGGATATCCGGATTCCACATTTCGAGCGCACGAGGGCTCAGCTCGCAGCGAAAGCCGCTGGCTTTGATATTCAGCGCCATGGTTACTCCTGGTCCTGGCCAAGCCAGTTGTTTAAAGCAGCCTGCGCGGCTTGCCCGTCGGTCGTTTTCCCCAATTGATCGATCGGGGTGAGGTTGGTCTGTACGGTGAGCACCGCGGCGTTCCCGCCCTTGCGGGGCAGGTTCTCTTTAACCCGACAGTCGTCCCGGGTGTAGATGCCGTTCTGCACCATTGTGCTGTAAAGCGAAGCCCTTGCAGCGCTGTCGGCTTTGAGGAAGGCCTCCAGGGCGAACTCGGCGTAATAGGTTCGGCGCTCAATAGCCGTCAGCAAGCGCTTGTTCACGCACTGCTGTATTTGGTTTGTGATCGAGCTGATGCTGAACGTGAGGAACGCGATCATCTGCTGTTCAAGACCTGTCCCCCAATTGCTACCAGCATCGGTCTTGCCAACCATCCAAGGGGGCACTCCAAACCAGCGGCAAACCTCTTCAATGCTGTAGGCCCTGGACTCCAATAACTGAGCATCGACTGGATTGATGCCGATCGACTCCGGCGTGATGCCCTGCTCTAGCACCGGCGAGCGACCGGCGTTCAGCGCCCCTGACACCTGCTTCACGTAATCGCGGAACTCTTCGCGCTGCTCAGGCTTCAGTACCCGATCGACCTTGAAGGCCACGGCAGGCAACAAGCCATTTTTGAAAGTGCCATTGGCGGCGTCGTCCGCCGACATGGCCGCACCGAATACGTCCGCGCCATATCGAATGGCCGAGAGCCCGACTCGGCCGTCCAGGCTAAAAGCCGGGATATGCAGCATGTCTTGGCGTTCGATCTTTCGCCGGGCGCCTTTTTTCGGTCGGTACCAATACTCAACCCTGCCATTGCTATCGAGATCAAGGTCGACGCGGGACGGCAGCAGAAAGTCCAGCGCGATGATTCGCCCGCCTATTCGTAGGATTTCTGCGAATGCATTTCCGCGGAGCAACATGGCGGCGACCATCGCCTGCCAGAACTGAAAGGCTGTCATGTCTTCGTTCGGGCTGGTGTGAATGACGTCGTAAATTGGGAAGTCGCGAGCGTCACTCCTGCCGCCATCCAACTCGCGGCGGTAAACCCCCAGTGGAAGCCCAGCAACCGAGGTGGAGATGATCCGCACGCACGACCAAACGGCTGATAATTGCATGGCGTTGTCGACGGTGACCGTTTTACCTGAGCTCGACTGCCCGCCAAGGAACTGTCCCCAGAATCCGCCGTCGCTCAACTTGATCGACTTCCCGAACCACTCCCCCAAAGAAGCACTGGGCTTGCGGGCGGCGCGACCGATTACGACCGATAAGGATTTAGTCACCTGTCAGCCCCTTGCGCACAAAGCCCGCGATAAGAAACAGAGCGCCGGCACCGGCCAGCAATGACCAGCCAAGGCCGAGCAGCGTATAAACACCCGCGACGGCTAAGCCAAAGCCGCACAGGGCAGTGCAAATGAAAAGGTGTAATGGGTTCATACGATGATCGGATTCCGAATGGCTGCCATGAAGTCATCGTTGCCCCGGCCTTCGGGGTTCAGAGAAATCAAAGTCACCGCGTTGAATAGGGCCATCAAAGGATCGATCTTGGCCGAGCCACTGGCTTGCTTGGTGATCAGGATAGAGTTCGCGCGCGGCTCGACCTTCGCGTTGCTGACACACCAGGCCATCATGGGTTGGCCTCCATGTTTCATGCCGCCTTCAGCCAACTTGCGCTCTGCCGTCTTGATCGCCCCACCCAGCTTCCAGCCCTGGCTGATGGCAACGATTTTTTCCGGTGGTATCTCTCGCTCGATCATCGCGTCGTAAATCGCACCGATTCCGACCGGGTCGACTCCGACCTTGTCCAGCAGACCCGACTCTTCTACCTGTTCAACCAGATCAGCCACCTCGAGGACGTCATCGCCGATTCGCTTTGACAGGGTCAAATCACCGTCTTTCTCAAAGTCATGAAAACGAGGGGCTTCTGCCTTTCTTCGTTCGAGCACGGAGGGGTGCGCCCAGGCGTGAGTCCACGCCAACCAGTCACGGGTTTGTTTGTCCCGGCCTACCGCGGCAAAGCCCAGCAAGTCGTCCAAGCCACCACCATCGATCCCGATGTCGATGACGTCGCATCGTGCAATCAAATCATCAAGGTTGAGTTTCTTTTCTGCGGCACCGACCCAATAGTCAGCGCCTGCCCACCGGTCTGAGCGCAACGCGAGGCCGATCTCGACATTAAGGTGCTTAGACATGAATCCCAGCACCTCAGCCTCACCGGCCTCCTCCGCTTTTTTCATTTCCCGGACCAGGAACTTCTCGCTGACCGAATACCCCATGTTCGGGTTGGTAATGTAAAAATTCTCGGACTGGCGGTGTTCATCAGCCTCAAGGATCTTCTTAGGAAACTCGTAAATCACCGGCAGAAAGTTTGGATCGATGATCGTGCCATCACGAACACCTCGGGCGTACTGGAGCTTCTCGCGAAACACTCCTGCCGGGGGCTGGTCAGACTGCGTCGTGAGATAGATCACGAACCCTTCTGGCCGAGACGCGAGTCCACCGGTTGCTTCGCGCAGCATGTTGGCCGCGTGTGGGTTCTTGCCGAATAGGTGCAGTTCGTCGACCAGGACGACGGCGGCCTTTTTCCCGCCGACTGTATTTTGATCGGCAGCGACCACTTTTAGCGTGGCGCCGGATTCGCGGTGCGTGATCGTTCGAACGTGGTCTTGAACATGCAGCAGCGCAGAAAGCTCTTCATCGTGTTTGACCATGTCGCGTGCGGGTGCGTACGCGTTGTTCGCCACCTCGATCGTCGGCGCCAGGATGATGAACTCGGCTGACTGACGCCAGTTCCGGATCAGCACAGTGAGCATGATCGCGGCGGCGATGGTACTTTTTGCGTTCTTCTTGCTGATGAGGAGAAAGAACTCCTGAATCAGTCGTTCACCAGTGTTGGAGTTGTATGCCCCGAAAATGGCACCCGCCAGGTCACTGATCCACGGTGCACAGGAGTCGCCAATCAACGGGCTACCTGGGGCGTCGACAATCCGCAGGTCGTTCAGAACCTGCATGCACGCAGCCGCCTCATCCGGAAACAGAGGCGGGAACGGTACCAGCGATTGTCGGTTGATAATTCGCGATTCCCAGTCTGGGCACGCTGTGTCCCAGGTGGGTTCGTTCATTTATTTCACCGATCGCAAATGAGTAGGGGGTGGAGGTGCGGCGCCAAACTTGCCTTTGGATGCTGTCTTCGCTGCGTTTTCCTTTTCTTCCTTTTTGCCGCCCTCGCCTTTGCGCGGATGGATGAAAGGCATCAGCGCTTTCGCCGCGTCCACCCGAAGCTTCGCGTCCGCGTCGTAGTCGTTCATGGTCGCGATCAAAAAAGCTTTGGGGTCCGTAAAGGTCATCGCCTTGGAAAAGTCGAATGCGGATTCTTCACCGTTCACTTCGACATCCAGACCCGGCGCTTTCGCGCTTGCAGATCTGGCAACCGCATTAACATTTTTGTTAATGGGCGAGGACGCCAATGCAGCAAGAACGTTCGGGTGTTTGGCCAACCGAGAACCGGCGACCGAGGCGCTGGAGGCCGCATATCCTGCGGCGATGGCGGCGTCTTTGTTGGACGCACCTCCCCTCACAGCGTCGACGAAAGCACGCTGCTTGGTTGTTAACGCCATTAACAATAATCCTGTGCGGGGGAAAAAATCTGTCCGTGCGGGGGCGAGTGGTGGCCGAGGCTAAACCTCCCACGGTTTTGACCCGCCCCCTCCCTCGGGGGGCGAGGCACTGGCGTGCCGCAACAGAAAACGACAATGATTCTCGATTACGGGCACGGCGTCGCAACTTCACGCTCGCCCTGCTCCGGCGGCAGCCTCTGCGGCGGTCTTCAGCTTGTGGCACGGGATGCAAAGCGCCTGAAGGTTCTCTTCATCGTCCGACCCACCCCGAGCGCGGTTCACGATGTGATCCACCTCCAGCTGAAGCGTCACCAAACCACAAGACTGACATGTGTACTCATCACGCAAGAGAACAGCGGCGCGCTTACGGCGCCAAGGGCGCCCTCCTCGCCCCGCCCCCCAACCCGATTCACATTCCGGCCCAATTGGCAGAGCGAATGACCTGCCTTCGAGTTGCTTCATGCGAGGCGGCAGAGTTTTGAGTCGCGACATGTTCCATGTTCCCCATTGCCATTCGTGTTACGTGCCGCGGACTACTTGTCCAGCTTTGGCTGCAAGATCACCCGAGCAATCATCACCAGGAGACCCAGCACGCCATAGGCAATCGGTGGCAGCACCGTCTGAAGCGATGGCATCAGCTGCTCAGCCACACCAAGCGCGGCGATTGCACCACCTGTCTGAACGCTGGTCATGCTCAGCGCTTGTTTCCAGTTGTCGATCAGTTGCATGGTTCACTCCTGCCGCTTGGGCAATTTGAAGTCGGTGAATCGGTCGGCGATATCGGCAATCTTCTTCACGCCCAAGAAACCGGTCCATATGCCCGCTGGTGTCGCGAGGCTGGAAGGCAGGCCGAAGTACTCCAACACGGAGATCAGGCTGGTTGTGAGCAACATACAAATCGTCGCCTCAAGCAGTGCCTGTCGCCGTGTTCCACCGCCATAGATGATCCGCAGCACAGCCATCGCAGCAGATGCCGCCGCTGCATAGATAGTCGGCGAATGCTGGCTGAGCCAGGCCATGACAATGAGCCAGGTCTCTGGGTTCTTCTCTGGCATATGTGACATCCGGCATCCTCCCTTGCGGGGAGCGAAATAGGTTCGGCCCCAACAGCACTCCCAGCTCGGAGCGATGGGTGTGGTGGAGCCGAAAACGAAAAAGCCCCGCACGATGGCGAGGCTTTGGAATAGAAAATAAAAAGCCCAGCAAATGGCTGGGCTTTCTTAGTCGTCTCTCATAACGCGCAAGATCGACATGATGGGGCTAAATTACGATCATTCCGCCACTACGTCAAGCGGCATCAATGAAGATCTGTTCTCTGTCGAATATCTCGGTTGCATGGATGACTGCGGCCTCTTCCAAAGACTCGAGCCGTTTGGCAATACCGGTCTTCCAGCGGCGGCGCGTTGACTCGGGTTTACCCTCCGTGTCCCAGGTGTTCATTTCGTAGAACTCGGCGGGCAAAACGATCATGTCTGTGGACCGCTTGCCGACCTGCGCACCCTTGAGCTTCGGAATGGCCCAGGCGGTCAGCGCCTTATAGATGAATAGCTGCGGTGCTGGCGATGTGGTGCGAGCCACCAGGCGGCCGATGGCCGCGACCTTGTTAGCCTTGTGCGTTGAGTACTTGGCCACGAGAACATCCCACTGGGCAGGCTCAAGCTGACGATGCAGGAGCGCGTACAGGCAGCAGTCGTAATCGAACTTGTCCCGGGGCGAAAGAGTGCTGCCGGTACCGCCTTGGCGAAGGTCGGCATCGATCAGCTTCTGCCAGGACTGCTTGGTGCTGTTGTCGATGTTGTCGGCGGCCAGTACGCGCACCAGGGTGCCCATCACGTCTTTATAGATACCCATCGCTCAATCCCCTGTGTAGTTCGATCCGCCGGCGCCGCGACGGTTGTTCTGTTCGTATTGTTCATGGGCACCACCGATGACCTTGCGCGCCCTGGCGATCTCCCCCAGCGCCTCTCGCAGCCTTGCGTTGAGCACCTGCACGACATCGATAAGCGGCAACGTCTTCAGGGTATGGCCACACACCCAGCCCGAGGCATGACAGTTTTCGCAGGTCATCTGGTGGAAGACACCGGTGAAAATTCCGGTGCCTCGACAGATGTTGCACTCAACGATGAACTTCAACTCCCGGCGGAAGGCGGGTCCGTGCTGCTTTTTCATCATTTTTAAACCTCGCCTTTTATGGATTCGTGATTTGGCTAGAGGCCGCGCCATTCAAGGCCTCGGCGGCATTCTGCGAATTTCCGTTTCTAGTCATGGTCGAGCGGTGAATCAGGTCGAAGCCCTTCCCGTCTAACCATTCGTTCCACTTGTTCAACGCTTCGCGCTTGAGCTGTTCGGCGGAAGTGTGGATGTAGGTCTGCACGTTGCGGGTCATCGTGTGGTTCACCAGCATCTCGCCAATCAGGAAGTCGACGCCGAGGTCTGTCCACCCGGTACGGGCCACCTTGCGCAGGTCGTGACTGGTCCACTCGCCCTTGCCCAACCGAGTGAACACGGCACACGCCTGGCTGTCGCTGATTGAGCCACGGTTGCGGGCCGGGAACAGGTAGGCGCCCTTGTAGCCTTTGGCCGACTGCCAATCCCGGTACCGCTCGAGCAGCGCGCAGACCTGGTGCGTGAGCGGCAATCGATGCTCGCAACGGGTCTTGGTGTTCTCGGCCGGGATGAACCACTCGCCCTGCTCACCCAGGGTCAGGTGAGACCAACGGGCCATGCGAGTTTCCCCGACCCGTGTGCCATGGCAGAGCATCATCAGGGCCAGCATGCAGTCCTGCGGTTGCTGGTCGAAGCCGGCGGCCAACTGCTCGATGACCTCCTCCAGCTGCACGGCGCGCAGGCGGGACGGCTTCGGCAAGATGCGGGCCTTGGTGAAATCGGTGAACTTGAACCCGGCGATGGGGTTCTTGGCGATCAGGCGCAGCTTCTCGGCCTGGCGGAAAGCGACCACCAGCACGCCCCACATCAGCCGGACATAGGACAGTGACATTTCGGCTTGCATCGGCCACATCACCTGCTTGTCCAGGGATGACCGGTCGACTTCGTCTACCAGCAGATCACTGAGGCGGGGCTTAAGATGGCAGGTGATGATCGAGGTGTTGGTGGCCCGGCGCTTGGCCGACAGGCTCCGCTCAGTCGATTGACGGACCATGAACCAGTCCAGCAGCTGGCCGACCGTCTGCAATGTGCCGGCGGCAGCAGAGGCTTTCGGATCGGCCGCCAAGCGCTCACGAATCTTCGGAAGAGCACTGATCAGTCCTTTCGCCGGCAGCTCCGGGAAGCCGGCGATCTTCTCCCATTTTTTGCCGACTACCAGGTGCCACGATCCGCGCTGGCGGTTCTGGTGAAACCGGAAATACACGCCCGGGTACCGCGCATCGCGCATGTCCCGTACGTGCAGGTTATCGGCCTGCCGGCGGATCTCGGCATCCGAAAAGGTGGTCAGCATCGTCTCGCTCATGCGGCCACCACTGTCGGCGCCAGGCGCAGGTAGGCGCGGATCTGCTCCATCGTGTCGAAGTGCCCGCGGCACACCACCGCAAGATACCCCTGGGCATTGAGCTTGCGAATACGCTCGTGCTGACTGTCGGAGATCGCAGCGTCGTACGGCGGCGTTGCTTTGAATTCGATGTACAGGCCGAAGAATCCGCCACGAGCCATTGGCAGGACCAAGTCAGGGATGCCGGCCTTCACGCCCTGGGCTTTCAACTTCGCCGCGACGGCCTTCACGCGATGCCCGCCATTTGGGACGTGAAAGATCAGATCAGCGACTTCAGGCATGCGGGCACGCAGCTCGGCCATAAGCGCCGACTGCTCCAGCCCCTCACGGTCGACAGGCTTGGCGCGGGTGGTCAGGGGCTTGAACAGCTTCATGGCTACCGGCTTCATTTACGGTCACCACGCGCTTTCCGGTACCGGTCATTGAGGCGGCGGCACACTTCGTACAGCGCCCAACTGGCAAGGATCATCAGGACAAGCAAAGTCATTGGATCGATCATGCAGCCCCCTTCACAGAGAGTATTCCGGCCCGAATCAAGGCCTCATGTGTTTCGGCGATCGCGCGCGGCATGTCCTGCCAATCAACATCGCCGGCCCCGCGGCCGTCGATGACGTCGTGGCAGGCGCTGCAGGAGTACACCGCGACGGTGTCGAAGCCTTTCATGCCCATGCCCTTCTGCCCGCACGGCAGCTGTGCAAGCACGGTGGTGGCCGGGTTGAAGTTGCAGATGCCCGGCAAGCGGACGGTGCATTCCTGTCCATTGGCCGAGGCGCGGAGCTTCTTCGAGATCACCTTCATTCCGGATCCCTCGCCTTCTGCTCAAGCTCGATCAGCAGCTCAAGGAAGTGTTTGGCTTTCTCCAGATCGGCGATGCCGCCCTTGTCGCGCCAGCGGGTGACGTACTTGATGACGCTCCCTTCCGCAAAGGGGATGCCATTGGCATGGATGTATTCGATCGGCTGGATTTTGAGCGATTTGTAATGGCCGCCCGAAACCTGTTTTGCGAGTGCACTCATTGGGTTGCTCCGGCGCGCCGGGCGCGCAATTCGGCCAAGGCCTTGTTTCCGACTTCAGGGGTACGGCGTCCTTCCGCTCGAGTGGGAAGCGCCAAGGGCATTTTTTGTAGAGGCAGGCCATCGACCAGACGGCGCACCGTGATCATGTAATTCCGCTCGAACAGCTTCTTGGCCAGAGAGGTTTCGAGACGGTTCAGATTCTCGAACCCGGACTCTCTCGCAGCGTGCCAAACCGCATCGTGCGACCATGTAGATTGGCCTGCCATCGAGGGGTGGACGTTGCGGCACGCTTCGCGGAATGCGGCGTCGAGTGGCGGGATGCCGAGCATTTCCGGGGTTGGCTGGCACAGGGTTATGAACCTGCCCACGCTGGGCGCGAAATCAGAGCCGACCTTCCGGCACTGCTCGATGCCATAACGAATCTGCTCGATCTTCGTGATTCGCTCAGCCATGAAGGCCTTGGTCCACGTCGCCTTCGCCGAGTTAATTGCCTCCTGATCAGGCCAGGCTTGTTTCCATGCTGGGAAGATCGACATCAGCTCGCGGAACAGGGCGTTGATCACCTGCACGGTGCCTGCATCCGCCTTCAGCGGCACGACCTCGGCGCTCGCAACATTAGGTAGTGTTTGCAGCACGTTCGAAACGGATTTCATCACAGACCTCCCAGGTCATTGCCCCAGCTGGTGTCATCGAAATCGGGTTCCTTCCCTTGGCCTGCTGCCTGTACACGCTCGCGCTTCACCCACTGCACCAACCGGAAGCACCAGCCAGCAGCCGAGTCGACGGTGGTGGACTTGGCCACGAAGAAACCCTTGAACGCACGGACGGCTGTGTCAGGCACTGCGTCAGCAGGCAGACCAGCAATCGCGATCTGGTCGGACAGGGATTTAGCATTCGGCTCCCATGCAGCGAACATGGCGAAGCGTTGGCGGTCATCCGGCGCATCGACGGCGGCCTGGTCCTGTCGAGAAATCTCATCAGCCAACTCGCGCTGCAGCTGCTCTTCGGTTACCTGATGGTTAAGTGATGGA